GCACTCTGCCAAAGGAGCGGCACGGTCAAAACTTATCGTGACGACAATAAAGATGACATTATTGATCTTGACGTACAGTCTATTACTGAAGGCTATTACGGGATCAATATTCACAAAGCCGGGTCGGACTCCACGCAGGTAGACAGGTGGTCTGCTGGGTGCCAGGTCTTCAGCCATAGCGCAGACTTCGATGAGTTCATGTCCATCTGCTATGCGGCCAAGAGCAAGTGGGGCAACAGCTTTACTTACACGCTTATTGATGAGCCAGAACTATAGTAAGCTTAGCGCTAAGCCCAATGGCAAGGTTGCCCCTGCACCCCATGACGGCGGGTCCACGGGCCAGGTACCCGGTGGCATGTCAAAAGGGTGAGGGGAGATTTAGCCTTCGAAAGCTTCGGAAAGATCCTCGATTGGGTCTTCTTTTGCTGCTGGGGCAGACTCTACCGTCGTGGCCTTCTTGTTGATGGCATCAGCAGCCATGACCTGAATGAATTGCTTCATCAGATCCTTTAGCTCTGTGTCGTCAGACTCGTCACTCTTCTTGTTGAGCGCTTCGATAAGCTCTTTGTTGTTGTCAGCCACATTCACGTTGACATCCATTGCGGGGACGCCGTTCGCGTATCGCAGGTCTGCGTTATTGTCGGCATCAACAAACTTGCAGGCAATAACGATTGCTTCTTGGTTTCTTGGGTTCATCCGAATGTCTGCCTCGTAGTCCAGCAGCACCCACTCGCCGTTTGGCTGAGAGTTGCGAATGTTTTTGACCATATACTTGATGGTGTCTTCGCAGATCTCGTTCCAAGCCTTCTTATCAACCTTGCCCATCACGCCCTCAAGCGGCCACTCTGCTTTGCGGAGCCGGGTCCGAAACTCCTTGAAGTCTTTCTTCGACTTCTTGTCGATGGCTTTCGAGTCGTACACTTCACGGACAATGGACATGAAGTCTGTCGCCTGAATCATCTTTGGCGGGCCCTGCTTCGCCCCTGCCGATTCAGACATCCGAAGGGTTTTCTTTCCGGTTTCTGCAATTTGGTCAATCAATGACATGAGTTCTCCTACTCTGTGAAGTCTTCTTCTGGCTCTGGAAGGTCGTTTGCCTTGGCCTTCTCGACCAAGTCCTTAACTTTTGATTTCCTCGGCCTTTTTGGTTTCTCGTCCGGCTGGACATCGATAACGTTCTCTTGGACTGTAACATTGTTCGGCTCGTTTATGCCATCCACAGAAGAGTTTTCGTTTATTGGCGTATCATCAAAGTCAGATTTGATGTCGTGGGCCAAGACTTCCTGTGTCCGGGGCGTCAGGGGCAGGTACTTGCAGATGCGCCGGATAACCGTTTTGCGCCACATTTCCTCTGTGTGCTGTGACCATGGCCCAGAGTCTGGGCTTCGGGAAGACTGTCTGATCCTGTTGATCTGGTCTTTCCTCATGACCTCTATTTGGCGCTGGCCGTCCTTGAAGAAGCACACAGCGTAAGCCAGGATCATCTCGCCAGTGTCTTCATAGCACTTCTTGTGCTTTAGAATGTCACCATGCTCGAGGTCGAATGAGTGTTCGAACTCGTCGTTTTCGTAAACGATCTCTGCTTTGAAGTGGGCAACCTCTCCAGACCGCTTGACCAGATCCATGAGGCCTGTGTACTCAATCCAAAGCTCAGCATCGAAGCACTTTGAGCGCTTATTCCACATCGGAACGAGCGATGCCCTATGCAGTGCGCCACCACCAATAAGGTCAAGCTCACAAGCCTTAGCTAAGGCCAGATAGACTGACGTAGGAGAGCACTGGACAAGCCGTTCATTCTTTGCGGCCTCCATCATTGCGATTCTAATGATGCGGTCAACGTCTGCACCCCTGGGCGCAATCTGGGTAAGGCTACTCTTCTTGGTTCCAAGGAACTGGTTGAGTGCTGTAAGCTGGTCTCGTCGGCTAAGCGCTGTCGTCATTTCGTGGCTCCATTATTCGCAGAGTCCTGTTTGACGGACCCTCAGTAACGTACTCTTTGTACAGGTCTGGGTGATCTTGTGAGAATCTTTTCTTGTCGAAGCTTTGCCGTGGCTTTGATGGCTTCCATGTAGCCACCCCGGCTATCCCAAACGACTCTCCGATACAGCTTCGTAGCTGATTTTCTAACTCGTTCTTCTTTCCGGTCACTTCTTTGTGGGTTTCCCTGGCCTTCAGTATCTTCTCGTAAAGGTCGCGCTCAGCAACGCTGGCAGGCCTCAGGGGTTCATCGGCGACCCTTGGGTTGATCGTGAACATTTTCCCAAGCACTTCTCTGCACATGTCTGTACTGTCAACTGGCGGCGGGGTCTCGCTAGCGACATACTTTTCCCACCACTCTTCGGCGACACTGAGTATGTCTGCGCCAAGCTCTTTGTCTCTATCTATCCGGTACACGCGGAAGTCGTCTAAGCTGAAAAGAGTTGCGATATCCCAGTACGGGGCATCAAATATCTCCATATAGGCGCGCATTTGCACCTCTACATCTAGTGGTACGTCGGTGGTTCCGGTCTTGCCCCACCCCTTTCGCATCCTGCGCGTCTTGGCATCCATGCCAAACGTGACGCCACCGTGCTCAACCAGCATATCTGGAGTGCCGAAGATGCGTGGCCGAGATGGGTGCCAAGTTAATCCTCTCTCCCAAAGACGACATCCCTTCCCTAAATGGAGTTCGTATAGCTCAAACACGTACTTCTCCATCACCCGGCCACGCATCAAAACTGCATTGTCTCGGTCTTCTGACTTAAATAGCCCAGTCTTTTCGGACCAAATCTTAAAAAGACTCTTATCGAATGAACCAATTTTATCGGCGGCATCTGCGCCAGCCATCATGATTGCGGCAATATCAGTGCCACCCAATCCTTTCTTTCGCTCAGCGAGCCACGCCGTGCGTTCCGCTTGGTTCATGGTTGTTTCTCCTTCAGCAAAGATACTTCTTTCGCAGAAGTGTGTCAAGGAGCCACACCCGATTGTGGACAAAACCTGTCCGGTGCGCTATTTTTTATTAATAGGGTGTGTCAAATGATCATCGAGGTTTACCGGAAAAGTCTGCCAGGGAAGAGCACCCGAGTGCTGTTTATCCAGTGGCTCAATGGGGAGTTGATAAGATTTGATTTAAGGCTCAGTATTGGATACCTTCGGGACTTGGAATATGGGCGGAAAACGCCGTCACTTCCTTTGGCTATCGGTATCGAAAAGGCTACTGGTGGTATAGTGTCTGTAAGAGAGTGGCCTGGGCTTAAGCCTGGTCTTCGCTCATAACTGGAGAAGAGAATGAGTCTTAAAGAAAAAGTTGATGAAATGCGGATTGTCACCAGAGTCAAATGGGGACTGCACGGGTACAATTCATCTGAGGTTATTTCCACCCTCTATGCGTATATTGGGGAGCTTGAGGCTAAGGCTACACAAGCTAAGGCTGCGGCAACCAAAAAGCCGCCCGCTAAAAAAACGTCAACCAAAAAGCCGCCCGCTAAAAAAACGTCAACCAAGAAGTAACTACGCTTCTATTGGTTTCCAAAACACGGCCATCAACATATCGATGGCTGTTTGGTTTTTCTGTGCCTCAATATGGTTATCGATAATCTCGAGCGCACACTCTTTTGATATCGATTCGATTACCGGATCACCGCTGGCATCAAACATTTGGATGAACTCTTTGGTTGTCACGATGGTCAGACCATCTGGCGTATCCCATGAGTCTTGGACTTCATTCAGGGTGGACATCGACTTCCTGTGGCCTAATGATGTTGTTGTACCCACACCCGCTGTATCGGATTTGGACGTTGTCTAACCAGTGCTGCACTGCCTCGTCTGTCGATCGCTTCCCTACAGCGTAGCACTGGTTCCACAGAGCATTGCACCCGGTTGCTGGCGACAACCACAGGCAGTCAATCGTCTTGTGTAGCTCTCGACGGACATCTTCAGTCATCATCATGGCCATGTACGGCGTGGTTAGTAGCCAAACGTATGCCTTATCGATGGTGTCATCGTCTAATGAGCCCTCCTGGTACCACTCAAAGAAGTAGGCGTTGGAGAAGTCGATTAGGTCATCAAGGTCTTCAAAATCATCTGCGCTTACGGTAAATGTGCTGGCCCCCTGAAGCATCATGTAGTCGAGCCCATACGCTATGAATCGTAGGAAGTGGCCACCATCAATGAATGCCTTCACCTGTTCCGCAATAGAGTGGAGAAGGAATTGGTTCTCGGTGCCGATTGACCTAACTCTTGAGCACGTTGACTTACTGAAAATAATAGACTTGTCATCTTCGGTCAGGTATTTGTCTACAAAGGTGGACATCTCTTCTGCTCTACCGTGCGCGAATACAGGCATTATGCCTCTCCATTATTAGTCTTTTCTACAAGCTCTGGCTTGGTCATAGATATTATGTTGTCGTCCTTCCCTTCGACCCACACATAAGTTCGCTGTCCACCTATTCTGCGTCGAACCCTGTCGTACCCAAGCTGGCGCATAATGTCGCCTACTCGCATCTCGTTGTTTCGGGTCATCTGGTATTTCTCTAAGCTCAGCGCTTGAGCCATTATCTCGCTTGTGGATGACTTCCTCATGCTCCCTATCAGCCATTCCTCGATAACTTCGTGCCACGGGTCGTACTGTCTAAAGTCAGACGATTGAGATTCAAGCTGTTGCTCTGCTTCGTTTTCAAGGTACCACTTCTCGCCATTATTGTACGCGGCAACAGACTCTGCCCATATCTGAGCCCTATTTTTGACCATCCAATCAGTATCGATTGTCCCAATCTGAACTGGCCAGTATCTGCGAGAGCCGGTCATGTCGGTGATGAACTCACCCTTGTTCGTTGTCCCACAGAATACTGTATGACGCTTCAGTGTGATTGGCATGCGGCCATACGGTGGGCGGAAAGTGTCCTCTTGCGCCGACAAGAACGCTTTGGTTGACGAGTTGTGCGCTCTCCGAATGGAGTCAAGCTCGGCGACCTCGTACAGCCACGCTCTGTGAATCTGCATGTAGGCATTGCTCGAGCCAATATCCATGGGTGTGTCGCAAAAGTACTCGTCCGATGCGAGAAGCCTGAAGGTAGTGCTCTTGCGAGCCCCCTGAGGGCCCACCAAGATCAAAACGCAGTCTGCCTTACAGCCTGGGTCAAAAGCGCGAGCGATGCACTGCACAAGCCATCTACGGCCCATTTCTCGTGTGAGCTTAGTATCCTCTGCGCCAACAGCCCTGACGAGCCATTCGTCCATCCTGGGAGTGCCGTCCCAATGGATTTCCTTGAGCCAGTCAACGAGCGGGTTCCTTCCGTTCTCTTCTGCAAAAAATCCTATAGACTCTATGATGCAGTCTGTACTGAAGTGAACGCCATAGTGCCTATGGGTCCACCGCTTTATGCGGGTGGCGTCTGTGTCTCGGAAATCATTGTCATCCATTTTGATGACGTTTCGAAACGTGTCTAGCCAGATGCGCCCAGCCCACCGCCTGTCATGCTGAAGGATGGTGATAAGGTTTGGCACTGACGAGACAATCCTGTCGGTCCCGTCCCTGGATGTTGTAATCTCAAGGCGAGAGACTACTCTCGCTTGCGGCCCAGGCTGCTCACCGCTATCGTAGGCCTCTTTTGCTGAGGCAAGAAGTTCGGCTAAGGTCGGTGCCCCCGGCTCACCAGTCAGTACGTCATCAAGGTCTCTCACCATTGCCTCCATCTACTTCACCAAGAGGGAGACGGTAGCAGGCCCTGGAGCCAAGCTGCATCTGTATTGTGCTAGCGTACTCGTCGCCCTTCTGATCGGGGTCCGTGCCAACGTAGATGTCGATGCCAGCAGGGATGTTGAGCTTCCCTGCGCTCTTAAAGGAACCAGATGTGCCACCAAGTACGGCGAGCTTTATGGATTCCCTTTCAGCCTCGGACGACGCCTTGATAAAGTCGGTGATCCCTTCCACAAAAAGAACGCCGTCAATGCCCTCTGGCTTGCCCTGCATCATTTTGACTGCATGCCTGTTTGGCATGAACAACCCACCAGCCTGAAACCCGCTTGGCCAGAGTGTTTTGGGCGCACCATTCGTGTCACACACGGCCCTTGCGTGCAGGCTACAAAACGACCCCTCCGCATCAAACGCCGGGACAATCAACCTCCATGTCATACTACGTCCCCCCGGCCACCACTTTGGCCATGGATAAGCGTTTCTACTTGGCGTAACGCGGGCTACACCTGTGCGTGCGAGAGCATCCAGATCTAGTTTTCGGGACAAGAGGAAAGATAAGACTGGGTCGTCTTTTGGCACCTCATGAAGCTTCAATGAGTTTTTCCAGAGCGATCGAACTTCTTTGGCAGGAGGGCGAGCGTTGCTCATCTTCTTGGCTTTCTCTGGGGTGACCACATCCAAGTGCTTGGCCGACTCAAACCACTCTCTGGTTTTGTCTTTGTCTCCATCGCTCGCTTCCTTAAAGCTCTTTCCGCAGATGCTATAGCAAACGAGGTCAACACCAGAGCCCCCGTGTCCACACTTGTGACACTTCCATCCAAGGTCATCTCGTCTGAACCCTATTGGTCCGCGTTTATCTGTGCTGCCTCTTTGTTCTGCGCCGCAGTATGGGCACGGGCCACAAGACCCGCTCCTTCCTGCGCTCATGCCTATGTTTTTGGCAATTCCTGATACTGCTATAGATTCTACTTTTTTTAGCCACACTGTTGTTTCTCCGTGGTGTTTTGGGTGTTTAGGAAGCCTTTATCTGATACCTCACCTGCTGTTGGTCGGTAATGAGTATTGACATGGAGATTCCAGTTTCCTTGCCTACTCTTGCTGCATACCGGACCAGGGTGTCAACTGTTGCTGGTGGACGCCTTCCGTTCAGTACGCCCCACAGGTGGGTATGCCCACACCCCATGACTGTAGCGCACTCGCGGTAGCTCCCGCCGACCTCGTCAAACAAGGCCTGAAGTGCTTTGGTTGTGTCGATTACAAGTTTTGTTTTCATCCTGTCCTCCATTGGTGTTGTCACCGTAGGCCACACATAGGCTCGTGTCAATGAACAGGAACACAACATATTGTTCCAACATTTTGCGGGCGTGATTGTCTGAGCTTTGCTATGATGTCAAAGGTATAATAGTTTAACCATGTGGTGATTTAAATGACGCTAAAAGTAAGTAGCTATGGTTCTTCTGGTGGGTTGAGATACAAGATCGCTTATGAGGACGCCTGTGCAGAAGGTGCGGAGATCGACGCACTGGGCTCGGCGGGGACCATCAGGTCGGTTGTGATTTGGAACAAGCACAGTGGCACTGTTTATTTCAAGCTGAAGACTACGAGCGGCGCTTGGGTATCAGGTACCACTGATCCAGACTACCAGTGGCGGATGCCAGCCACCACATCGAGGAAATTTGACTTCCCAGACGGCATCCCATTCAGCCAGCTAACGTTTTGGTGTAATGCCAGTTCTGCGTCGTCAGCCACAGATGCTCCTGGCGGGGTTGTTGATGTTACATTTGTTTGCTCATAGGATTTCGTTATGGCTTTGACCACAAGTATTGTCTCCGACCCTCTTTTCACTACGATTTCAACAGACTCAACGGCTGACCTTACCGTTGAAGCTTTCAACGATGCCGACACAACCGTCTACGCTATTGAGATTACAAACCCAAATGCTGATGGCGTTTGGGTGAGAATCAACTGGGCGGGTAGCGGGAACACCCTCACCACCACCCAATACGACAACGTATTTTACTGCGGGCCAAACTCAACATGCTCTATCTACGCTGGTGGAGGGTACGCAATCGGAGCGGGTGTTGAGGTCTGGTGCTCGACGCAGCCTGGAGTCCACAGTGTCGCCGGTGTTACGGTGACTGCCCCAGGAAAACCCGTAACCATTAAGATGGCGTTCAAGGACACATGATCACCGAGACTTCCTCAGGTCTTCATATGTAGCCTCAGGCAATCGCTTACAGCTTTTCAGTTCACAGCTTTTGGGCGTCCAGTCGACCATGTAGTAGATGACCAGAGGGTCATGCCACGTTGGCTTGTGTGACCTGATGATCATGGTCGCATCGAGCCCAACGCACTTTATAACCGCCCTACAGTCGTAGAACCCGTTCGATGCCTGGACCGTCCACTGTTTGTCCTCCACGGTTTCACTGAAGATTCTGTAACGGTACGAGCCGCTATCAAAGTCTTGAGCCAAAGCCATGCCTATAAGTATGGTCAGTAGTATCATGTTGTTTCTCCTTTCTTTAGTCCGTAGTTGTCCCTCGCCCAGCCGTCGCCCTTGAGGTTGAAGCTGGTGAGCGCTGGTTTCTTCTTCATTTGCTTCTTGCACACTGTGCAGTCTGGCCACTTGTCGGCAAAGCTTTGAAGCACCTCAGCGCACCTTCCGCAAGCGTTGCATTCAAATATGTAAAGTGGCATGGATTCTCCTAAAAAGTGGGGGATGGGGGGACTTGAACCCCCACAGCCATTGGCCAACGAGAAGTATTCCACACCAAGGTGTACACCCTTGGCTGCCTACCTGAGTGTATACCCTACAGGTCGCCGGTCATTCATTTCGCCGCGTCTACTCTATTCCGCCACATCCCCGATAGTTTAGAACGGTATCTCGTCATCGCTAACAGTTGGGCTTTGCTGTGGCCTGCTCTGCTGCGGGGCTGTTCCGTTCTCTGGACGAGACATAAACTCAACGCGGTCTGCGAGAACCTCTGTGCTCTTGCGTTGATTCCCATCCTTGTCTTCGTACTGGCGTGTACGAATCTTACCTTCGACGGCAACCTTTGAGCCTTTGTCGAGGAACTGAGCACAGTTCTCCGCTTGCTTGCCGAAGACAACAACAGTGTGCCACTCAGCGTGGTCCTTGTACTGGTCGCCGTCCTTGACGCGCTCGTTGGTTGCAATCCGAAGATTGGTAATGGCCATACCAGAGTTGGCCTTCCTAAGCTCAGGCTTCTGGCCCAAGTTTCCTGTCAAGATGACTTTGTTCATCTCTTCTCCTTTGTTGTTAAGTATTCGGGCGCGTGCCCGTGTATGGACTCTTGAACGATGCCACGTATGTCATCGATAAGAAGTTCAACTGTATGCTCACGAAACGTGCATCCTGTGCACTTTCGCCTTCGAACGATAAAATCTTGGGTGTACCACCCGACTGCCTTCTCCCCGTGGCTTAGTGACCAGCCTCTCCCTGGCTTGGAGACGCTTCGAGAAGTCAGCACCATGGTCTTTGCTCCACATTTTGGACACATCATCTTTGTTTCCGCCGCTAAAATTCTTGTACATTGCAACCCAGCTTCGTGTAGAACTCAGCCCGCTTCTTGTGTGCGTACCATGACGCCTGAGTGTTATCGACCAAGTCCACCACAATAGGTTTCTTCTTGTTCTCCGCTGCGCGCATGATTCTACCAATGCGCTGCTGGATGCGGCCCATTGCTTTTGTCGGCGTCGTGAGGACAACAGTGTCCAGACCCGGCAAGTCCAAGCCCTCGTCAGCCACAGTGGTAGCAAAGATTGCTTTCAACTCCCTGTTGTCAGCGGCGGCGAGAACCTCGGCCCTCTGATTCTTGGTCATCTTCCCGACGAGAGCGGCAGCGCTCATGCCCCGATTGGCCACATTCTCTGCCATGTCGATGCAGTGCTGTACCCTGTCTGACAGGACAAGAACCTGCCTGCCATCCATGACAAACGATTCAACTATCTCCAGTATCTGTTCGTTCCTTTCCTCATCGCCGCACATGCTGGTGACCAGCTTTGGCCAATCCATCTGGCCCGCTGGCGTCCAGCTTGTCTTCGTAAAGTGAATGTCTGGCTCCATGACGCGACCCTTCTCGATTAGCTCCCTGGTTGTGATTTGGAACAACTCTTTGCCGAAGTGCCACCCAAGCATTGCGCCAAGGCCGTCGGGTCTGTCTGGCGTAGCTGTGAGCCCAATCCGCACCTTGGCTGGCATGGACATCATTACTTTGCTGAACGTGGAGGCAGGCACATGGTGAGCCTCGTCTACAATGCACATCCCAAACTGCTTGCCCCAGTCATGGACCTCTTCCCACCTGCCCTTGGCGAGGGACTGGAACATGGCGATTACAATCTGGCCTGAGTCGTCGCGCTTACCACCACCACATATAGTGACGTTGGGCACCTCACCGTCCGGCGTGCATAGCTGTGCCTCAATGCGCTGCTTCCATTGCTCGGCAAGGTCGCGGGTATGAACAAGAACAACAATCTTTGTGTTGAACTTCGTCATGGCCCCAAGCCCTATCATGGTCTTGCCCGCGCCACACGGCGCCACCACAAGCCCACCACATGGTGTGATGGCACGCCCATCGTCACTCTTG